TTACGGAACCAAGAAACAACGTTCAGCAATTGTAAAGAAAGCAAGAGCAGGTGTTGACCTTCAGGGTAAAGGCAAAGAGTTCAAAACTGTTGCCAGTAAAGTTGCTGCTTCTTACAAGAAAAAAGGAATGTCGTCTGCAAAAGCCACCGAAATCGGAAAGGCTACCGCTGCAAAAGAAATGTGGAAGTCAGTGACCAAGAAAAAGACCAAGAAAAAGAAATGAGCGACCCAATTGAGATTAATGAAAACAACAAATGGCAATTCAGCACGCAAATGCTGGTTGCCATTGTTGGTGGAATCATGTCATTGGCTGGAGTTTATTATACTCTCAAGCAGGACATTGAAGAAGCTAAGGTACTTCCGAAGCCTCCGGTTTCAGAAGTAGAATTTAAACTGAAAGACGAGCTCATCAGAGAAGCAATCCTTACCACTCAGAAAGATGTTACTGATATAAAGGAAAGCATCAAGAAGCTAGAAGACAGAGTTTACGATCAAAAGTAATGAAAGTCACTGCCACTATCGCAAGTAAACTTCTCATCGCTGCTGTTGGGGGATGGGGCTTTGGTGTTTTTGTAACTCAACCGTTTGTAGACAAAGATATCAAAAGTGAAAAGTTACGTTCATCAAAAGCAACTGTCTACAAATTAGTACAGCAGAATGCTGAGTGGAATAAACAAAACACTGTTGTCGGACTTGACAAAATTCCGAACTGTACTTATGTTTATGAAGATGTCTCAAACAATCCCAAGGTAAAATGTAAACTCCCCTGTGTATCTTTGTACAGTGGCTCACATCTTATCCAACGTTGGGAAGGAAACATCATGATGAAAAACGATGTGACAGTAGCTAAGATAAAAAAAGAAATGAAATAATATGAACAAGGCTAAGACAAAAACAAGTGTTCCCAGAAAATCTCCGATGGAGAGACAGTGGGAAATTGAAGATGCTGTTCGCACACTTCAAAGAGCAGAAACCATCCGTGGTGATAAAAAGCTAATGGGTGAAGTAAAAAAATCTATGAGCAAGCTCCAAAGCATTGTCATGGGTCCTGAAGCTGGAATGGCGAAAGCCAAACCTAAACCTAAACCAAGGATGAAATAATGGCAAAGGTTAAAGCTACTGTATCAACTTCGATAAAGGTTAAACCAAAGGTTTCTAGACCCGGGGTTCATGCTAAAACAAAAACGAGCAAGACCAAAACTTCCAAAAATTACGTAAAAGCTTATAGAGGCCAAGGATGAGTACTGCTAAAAAAACCAATCCAACCAAGTGGAAAGCCATTGTTGCTAGTGTAAAAGCTGGTAGCAAAGGAGGCGATCCCGGGGAATGGTCGGCTCGCAAAGCTCAGATCGCTACCCAACGCTACAAGAAATCTGGCGGTGGTTACGTAGGTCCAAAGAGTTCAGACAATTCTCTTAAAAAATGGTCAGACCAAAAGTGGAGAACATCAGACGGTTCTCCTTCAAAAGGCAAGAAAAGATATCTGCCTGACTCAGCATGGAAGTCATTATCCCCCGGGGAAAAAGCAGCAACGAATAAAGCTAAATCACAAGGAAACGCAAAAGGAAAACAATTTGTGGCTCAACCAAAGAGCATCGCTAAAAAAGTTGCCAAGTTCAGAAAGTGATGGAAATCGTATTCTCCATTGGCGTTTGTTTGTTTTGGACTTTGGTGTTGTGGATAATTTTAGACTGGCTGATAAACAAGCGTAAGAAATAAATACTATTTTCGAGATCATGATAGAAGTACAATTAACAACGGAACAAGCTGAAGGATTACAAAAATTCGTATCTAACCACATGGAGAACTGTTTGGAGTCTCTTGATCAAGAAGACTGCAGCTTTGTTACTCCTGAAGGAGAAATTTTCGAAAGCTACGGTCCGTACTGTGGGTGCGAAACCTGCAACACACGAGAGCAACTCATGGCCACCTTTACGTTTTTGAGAAAATCAGGCATAGTTGATATCTTTGTAGGTGATGAATAAAACAAGTTTAATAGGGGCACTAGTGCTCCTTATTCTTTTGACGAGCTGTTCTGCTCAAGATCGTTACAAGAGATTAGTAAAGAAACATCCTGAATTTATTCAGACTGATACCGTGACGGTAACCGATACTATTATCAGGGACGTAAAAGTTCGGGTTCCAGAATATAAAGATTCATTTATATTCAAACACGATACAGCTTACGAAACTAAAGAAGTCATTATAACTAAGAAGGGTGATCGAGTTTGGCTTAGCGTAAAACCTAAGGAAATTGTTGTCAAAGATACGGTTCCTTTTGAGGTAAAGGTTCCCGGTAAAGTTGTCACAATTGAAAAAACAAACTACAATTACATATGGATTACTTTGATGGTCGGCCTAGTTCTAGGCTTTCTCCTGAGACGGAGATAAAAGATAACGTTAATCACCCAAGTCACTATACTCAGGGTAAAGTTGAATGCATCGATGCGATCGAAGCTGCCACTGTCCATAAAAATGGACTCGATGCTGTTTGCACTGCCAATATAATTAAGTATATTTGGAGGTGCGAAAACAAGAACGGCATTGAGGATTTGAAAAAAGCACGCTGGTATCTTGAAAAAATGATTCAACACAATGAGCAAAAAGGAACTTGAAGAAGCTTTTAAAAAACTCGAAGAGTTAATTTCTTGGCATGAATACTATGCCGGTCAAAACAATCCTATAGAAGCCAACAAGGTTCAAAAGGAAATAGAACAACAGAAGCGAATCCTCAAAGATTTGAAACATGGAGAAACTCAAGAGATTCCTAAAAGATGAAAACCTCTCTGAAGATGAGGCGATAGAAAGATTACAGGCTCAAATGTTTGATCCTGCAAAGGATTTTTATGCAACACTGGTGTCTGCTTCTAAGCAGTTAATGGACGGTGTTAAATCAAAGACAATCGACCTAGACGATCCTTATTTCAAGGCTCTTTTTCAGCTCCTTCAAGCAGGTGATAAAATCAACAAGAGCTTGAAGCTTGCATTACTCGAAGCATACCCAGTCCGAAACATTGAATCCAACGACGACGATGATGACGACACACCTCTAGCCGATCGAGTATCTTCAAAGAAAAAGTAAAATGGAAATCGTAAAACGCAAAGCCACTGCTTCCAAGTTTGAATATGATAAATGGTGGAGCAAATACGGCCTATCCGAAAACGCCACCAATAAAGAAAAAAATTTATGGTGGGGGAAAGAACGTGAGCAATACTGGCTTGAGGGACGATTCGGTTTAGCTCCTGCTCACTACTTCATGCTTACTCAAGCAACTATCAAGAGAGCAAATGGTTCTAGGATCCGTCCTGTGTGGAGGGATCTTGATGATTTGATCTACGGTTCATACCACGAAGCGAGAAATACCTTCTGGGACTTGATGGTTACCAAACGTCGTGAGGCAGGTTTATCATTAACTTTTGGTGGAGTGATTCCAATTTGGATTGCATTCACCAATCCCGGTTCCACTTCACTTCTGACTTCAGCGGATAAAACTCGTCTTGAAGAAATGTACAAGGACAAACTTCGTGTTGTCTTTGACGGCATTGATGCTTATTACCGTCCCGGTATTATCTCCACTAGACAAACTGGTTACCTGCACATGGGTAAACTGGACAAAGCAACTGGTGAAATCAGTGGTCTAGATTCCAAGATTGTAACTCGTGATACGGTTGAACAACCAACTTCTCTAGAAGCATTCCGTGCGATGCATGTATTTCTCGATGAGTTCTTTCTACACCCTTTTGCTGACAAGGTTTATCGTTCGGCCCAAGCGTCTACGAAGGACGGCTTTATGAAAGTTGCTCCCATTGTTATGGGGGGAAGTGCGGGTGAATCATCTGTAGAAGGTCAAAAGAAAGGTGCTGAGCTTTGGAAAAACGCTGACATCATCAAGATGCTTACTGTTTTCTTACCCGGTTGGATGGGGATTCAGACAGCACCTGAACTCGATAACAACGGCAGAGAAACAGGTAAGGTTCTAAACTTCTGCCCTAATGGACACAGTGATGAGAAAGCTGCTACAGAGTGGGTGATGAAGACCAGAGACAACTTGGATAAACTAGAAGACAAGAAGTATCTGGAGTCATTCATAAAGCAGTATCCACTTACGATTCAAGAGGTATTTACCGCAAATGCAAAAGGTTCATTACCTCAGGACGTAATGTCAAAGCTAAACGAAAGAGAAAGAATTTTACTTGGCAATCCCCCGCCAGTTGAACGGTGTGATTTAATCAAGGGGTTGGATGGAAAGATTGAAGTCAAACCAAATCCAAAAGGTAAGATTCTCATGTTGGAACGCTACAACCCACAGCATAATTACATTGCTGGAATGGACCCGATTCCATTTGTTTCCAGCAAACTGAATGACGGTTCCGACAACTGCACCTCTGTCAAAGATTTGGATACAGATAGGTACGTTGCAATCTATAAAGAACGTGCATTGGATCCGGATGTAATCATGCACAACACAATTCTGATGCAGGATTATTTCGGAAAGGCAAAGGTGAATATCGAGGTAAACCGAGGAGGCGTTATTCTAGACCAATACAAACAGCTCAATCGTCAAGACTTATTGGCTTATCGTCCTACCCTACTGGGCAAAGCATTCAATGCAGGAGATAGAACCTACGGTTGGTACAAGAGTGATGCAACCGGGGAACGTGGTAACGCTTTCATTATTGACTACCTGAGGAAATTCTGGATGGAGATTTACTTTCAGGAGATCATCGACGAAGCAAAGAACTATCTTGTAGATAACACGGATATCATTGACTCCATGGTTTCATGTGAGATTCAGCACCGCCAGATTCTAGAAAAGAATAAGCGGGATCGTGGGCCAGAGTTAGTGGCCAAAAAGATCCCTACTATTCAAATGGTGGATGGTAAAGCAGTCAAGGTTTGGGTTGAAGTCAAACTTCATCGATAATCTTCATCGCTTCTTGGCTGAAGTTTTTGTAAATTATCTGATAGAGTTTTTCTGTTTCCATTCTTGCTTCGTGTACCCGGCATGCATTTAAAATCGTACTGTGGTCTTTCATAAACCACCTCGCAACTTTCACTGAATTGTAGTTTACGTGCTTGTGTAGAAAGAAGATTACCATGCGCTGCGCTTCGAGGATCTCTGGGAATCTCCTGTTGCTGCAGAACGCATCGATATCTATGTCATTTTTCTCACAAGAGAGAAGCATGATTTTTTGGACATGGTTAGGAACCGTGTGAAATACCAGTTTGACAGCTGGCTTTTTGAAGGTCATTGGTTTCCTTTCAGGAAGCTCCCTATGCTTGAA